GCGGGAACGGACGAGATATACTCGGCGATTCAGACGGTCGAATCGGCGGGCGACGACTACTACAACTGGCGGATAGCGGGAATGACCAGTTACACGGCTACCGATCTGCAGTACATGCCGGGCCTGACGCAGGGCAGGCTGCCGCGATTGCTGATGTGGACCAACAAGATTCAATACTGGTGCGTCGCCAACGGCCGGCGTTTTATCGTGGTCGCTAAGGTATCCGGCGTTTACGAAGCCTGTTATCTCGGATTCGCGCTGCCTTACGGCCTGCCAACACAGTTCCCATACCCGATGGTCGTCGGCGGTGCGGCGTGTCCAAGTGCGACGGCATCTCACAATCGTTATAGTTCGACAGAGACCAGTCACAGAGGTTTTGCTAATCCATCTGGTGTTTCGGCAACTGTTTGCACGGAAACTGTTTTCGATTCGGTAAACGATGCCGCATCTTTGAAAATACTACACGGAACAAGCTGGATAAAAATAGCTGGCAAGGCAGGGTCAACTCTATGGACAACTAATGTAGTCTGGCCTTACAGCAGCCATGTAGCAAGCTCCGGCTATTATCCGATAGATGCGGTAAGTCTTTATCTGCGGGAAAATATTGACGGCAGTTACCCGATATTCCCAACTGTGCCAATGATTTCAAGTCCGTCGAAACATATTGTGGGTGAATTACAGGGCGTGTTTGCCTTGCCGGCATTCGGCGGGATAGCTGCAGAGGACACGTTCGCTATCGGCGGCGATACTTTCGTCGCATTTCCCATAATACCGAACGCTGCCAGAGGGGATTTTTGGGCCTTGAAATTAGAATAGGAGTAAAAAAATGTCATACGAAGCGGGAGTAAGCACCGGGCCGAACGATTTAATATCTAAGCTAAAGATTTTCCTTGAGGCCGAAGGATGGACGGTCAATTTGTACGCTGCTATCGGCGCCGGGTACCGGCTGCACGTCCAAAAGACGGCGGCCGATGCGACCGAGATGTATTTCAATTTTCGCTCGGCGATTGCGGAGACGGGAACAACTTTAATAACAGAGAATAATTACGGCAGCGCCAACGGGACGGTGACTGGTCTGATTGTTAATGGCTCGACCGGGTACGATGTCGGTGAATTATGGCACGTTCAGCCGGGGTATTCTGAAAATTCAGGCCAGGCCGACAAATCTTTCGGGTGCTGCATGACACAAATGTCGACTACGGCGATTCCCGCGTATTATTTCTTCACGCCGAATAACGACGCCGATACCGTTCATATAGTTGTCGAGGTGACGGCGGGCAAGTTCCAGTTTATGAGTTTCGGCCTTCTTGACAAGCAGGGAACCTTCACGGGCGGGCAGTTTTTTTCCGCATCAATGGCAACATATAAACCATATCTTGATTATACAGATCCTTACTCCGGCATGGCACCGAGATATTTCGCGCAGAACAGTTCAGGTGCGGATGTTTACCCGCACGGAGCGGTTTATGTCGATGTCGACGGTACGGCGAACTGGAGAAATGCGGATTATTCCGCCGGACTTCCCAAAATAGCGTTTCCCTGCGTGTCCGGTCAAAAAAGCGGGTATACTCATGCATCAAAAGCGGGAATGTGTTCTTATTTCTACGATAAATCACCAAGCGCATATAACGCAATGGCGGCAATGTGCCCGATATACACGCTGTTAAAATGGGACGATGACAATTATTCGCTGCTCGGCTGGCCGGATGGCGTGCGGTTTTTGAACGTCACCAATTACGACCCGGCCGAGGAGATAACCTACGGGGCCGAGACGTGGACGGTCTTTCACGCCGACAGTTGCGGATTTACACCGATAAATATGTACGCCGGATTTGCTTTCAAGAAAGTGGAATCCAGCTCGTCGAGCAGTTCTAACTCAAGCTCTCACAGCAGCAGCAGCCACAGTTCATCGAGTCATTCGAGCAGCTCGCACAGCAGCTCGTCTCATTCGAGTTCGAGCAGCTCGGTAAGTTCGAGTCACAGCAGCTCGTCGACGTCGAGCAGCCATAGTTCCAGCAGCAGCTCGCATAGTTCGGGTTAAAGTGTTAGCCCCCGGCACTGTCGGGGGTCAATAAAAAAGGTCAAATAATAAATAATAAATAGTAAATAGAAAATCGAACAATGCCAGCATTTACAGGAATATTAGAACCGAGTATTTTTGTCGAGGACACGCTTCGCTGTTCGGCGACGATCGTCGACAATACGGTAGTCAGCCCGGTCGATATCTGCGAGTTGGAATCGGTCATTGGTCTCGGCATCGGCGCATGGCATAACTATCTTCCCGTCGAGCAGATCGAGCGGTCGCGGACGGGAACGAAGGTCGATTCTTTCCTTGACGATTACTATTACCGGATCCACGTAACGCCGGCGACGTTCCCATTCGGTGCGGTTCTTTCCGAATTGATCGATGAGTTTTACGTCTGGAACGCGTTTTTCGTGCAGAAAACGTGCGATGATATTATCAAGACATATCCCGATGAATTCGAATTGTCGGGCTTAGCCGACCCGTTCGATCTTGAGGCTTTGGAATATACGACCTATACGATAACCGTACCGAAGGAAGGTTCGGCGACGTTCGAGGCGACTATCACATTTGATTTCGGGGCGGCCGGTTCGAGGATAGTAATTCTCAGCGGGACCAGGATGATAGTATTCGCGTTCTGCCCGAAACTTCCGATCTCCGAATCGCTGGAATGGCTGACGGATATCATAACGCCGGCCGACGGTATCGGCTCGGAGCAGCGGATCAGCGTTCGCTCGATCCCGAGGCAGGGATTTTCGTACCCGGTGCCGCTGAAAACCGAGAAGGAGCAGGGCCGTTTCGAGGCCGCGATGTTCGGGGCGCAGAAGCGGTATTTCGGCCTGCCGATATGGACCGAGCGGGTGGTGCATACGGCGACGATCACGGCGGTCGATGGTACGATAACAGTCGATACGACAAACGCCGACTTCCGAGATGACAGTTACGCACTGATTTGGAAGTCCATTACGCAGTATGAGGCTGTGAAAATAGATACGGTCGCCGCCGGTTTGCTTACTCTCGAATCGCCGGTGGTTTCGACGTATACCGGCACGAAGTTTATCCTTCCATTGCGGATAGCCCAGGTGAATGCACCGGTCAAGAAGAGCAACTCGTCGGCCGGTTTGATGACGGCGACGGTCGGGTTTTCGGTCAAGGATAATATCCTGCAAACCGGGTACGCAGCGGCCGTGACTTATAAGGGACTGCCGGTGCTGACGGTCGGTTCGAAGCAGTTCGGCAGAACGGCAAAAGTTAGCGATTCGGACAGTGACTCATTCGTTCAGGATTACGAAACGGGCGATTTCGATTATTTCAGCGATTCGGAATTTAATTTGATAAGCCAGGGCTGGGGTTTTGTCAACGAGGACAAAGCCGCCTGCTGGGACTTCAGACTTTTCCTTCATTCACTCTATGGTATGCAGGGCACGATATGGGTCCCGACGTATAAGGAAGACCTTGCCCAGGCCGATACGATAGGTGCGGCCGATACGAGTTTTCAAATCGAAAATATCAAGCTGGCCGAGAATATGACGTTCAATACGCTGCGGACGCACCTGGCGTTTATCCTGCCATCGGGGACGATCTATTACCGGCAGATTACGGGCATTGTGGAGCTCGATGACGATATCGAGGTCGTCTCGATCGATGTTGCCCTGGGCGTCGAGATTGCCGTCGGCGACTGCATGATCAGTTTCCTGGATTTGTGCCGGCGCAGTTCGGATACGGCGAAAATCGACTGGTTCTTTTTCGATAAGAATAATATCAACGAAACGTTTATAGCGGTCGTGGAGTAAGTGAAAAGTGACTAAAGTGAAAAGTGACTAAAGTGAAAAGTGACTAAAGTTAAAAAAAACTCTGTGATATCTGTGTTCTCTGTGGCTGAAAATAATCATGTAAATCCTGTTAATCCTGTCAAAGAAAAAAAGAATTTAATAAATGGCATATAACGATTACGAAATTTCGGCGGCATCCGGCCAGCCGGTCGAACTGTACGATGTAGCGATGGGACTGACCCACTGGCGGCTGGCGGCGGGCGGCGAGGACTTTGAGTATCTCGGTCATACCTACGAATCGGCGCCGTGCAGGCGAAGCGAGATAGAACAGACGGGCGAGATTCCGAAGGACGGTGTCGAGCTGGAACTGCCTCGCGGTCACGCGATTGGTGTCATGTGCGTCGCCGGCGTGCCGGAAGAGGAAATAACGCTGACAATATACCGCGGGCACAGCACGTTTTTCGTCACGTACTGGCGTGGTTTCCTGACCAGGTTCAAATTTGACGATAAGGCTATCCCCGTATGCTATTTCGAGCCGGCCAGCTCGGATTTGCCGTTCGTCGGCGGACGCAGGCGGTGCATGAGACTCTGCGGGCACAGGATGTTTGGGTACCGGTGCGGGCTGGATAAAGAGGCGTACAAGATTATCGATACGATCGATACGATAGACGGCATAACGATTACGGCGACGGCGTTCGGGGCGTCGGCTTATGATTTCGGGGCGGGCGGCGAGATTGTGGTCGGCTCGGCCGGGCGGACTATCGTTTCGCATACGGGCGTAACAATAACGATAAACCGGCCGTTCGGCTCGGCCGTCGCCGCCGGCGACGCGCTCGCGGCGTACCCCGGCTGCGACCATACGCCGACGATGTGCGACGACGATTATTCCAATATCGCAAATTACGGCGGGCAGGAGTTCCTGCCGACGAAGAATATTTACGCGGGCGATTTGATTTACTGAGAGTGTTTTTATGTGGGAAGTGGTTCTTTGGATTATGCTCTATGTGGTACTGCCAGCGGCGGTAGCTTACGGCGTATCTTATCTCACGAGAAAAGACCCGAAGGATATCCGCTACGAGCCCGACACGTTCAATTTTCCGGAGATCAAAGAGGGAACGAAATTTCCGATTATTGCAGGCACATGCTGGATCGAGGCGCCGGTTGTCGCCTGGTCCGGCGATATTAAGACAGAGTCGGTCGGGATTCGACTGAGCGATACGGGCGGCCAGTACGTATATCTCAATAAGTATTATTACGGCGTCCATCATATTTTGACGCAGGGCTTTAACGATGGCGTAGTGCAGGTCAAGGTCGGCGATTTGGTTGTATGGCCGGACAGTACGGACAAGACGGTTCTTAACGCCGATGCCGCAGCCTCGGCGGTGATTAACGAGCTGGAACTTTACGGCGGGATCCACGAGCACGATGCGAATATCACCGGCCAGGGCGGGATTGCAGGGACGGT